CGACTCAGGGCCACAAATGGCGAGGCGCCTAAAGGGCCGTTTGAAGTTTGCTGATTTTGGGCCGTTATCAGTTCGGCAACTAGCGCAGGCAGGGGGGCAGCTCACAGCAGTGGCCAACCATCAGGTGAACACGCTGGTGAGGACAAGCGTCAACCAGGTGGCAAATGCGATCAGCCAAGCCACTTATAAGGCAAACGCTGAGATCACCGAGAAATATAAATACGTTGCAACGCTGGATTCACGGACGTCGGCACGCTGCAGGGCATTAGATCAACAGGTGTTTGAGTACGGCAAGGGTCCGACGCCGCCGCAACATTTCGGCTGCAGATCGGCGACCGTCCCAGAGATCGATTATGCAGCGCTAGGGATGCCTGAACCGCCACCTAGCGCGATACGCAGACCGGGCATCATTTCAGGGCCGATGAGCAAAGCAGCCAAGACGCGGACGGTTCCAGCAAATCAGTCTTATGGGGAATGGTTGCAGGAACAAGGCGACAACGTAAAGCGCGATGTTTTGGGGCCTAGCAGGATCCCTTATTGGAACAAGCTGGTGAAGAAATACGGGCCAGAGGATGCAATCCGTAAGTTTGTCGCGAATGATGGTTCAGAGCTGACATTGAAGCAGCTCAAGGCAAGGTACGGGCAACCCTAGAATCAAAGCAACGGGAGCCATCCAAATGAAGTATTCAGCAGGCATGAAGAAGGGCATGAAGAAGGGGATGAAGAAAGGAACCAAAAAAGGCATGAAGAAAGGAATGAAGAAGTGAGAAAAGGACAGCGAGTCAGCTGGGTTTATCAAGGCAAGCGCACGTTTGGCACTGTTACCGCAATGGGCGGGGCCAGGGCAGCGATCAAAGGCCCTAGAGGTGGCAACATCGTTAGGGTCGGTACTGCAGATGATCCAGTGATCAAACTCAAATCAGAATCGACAGGCAACCCAGTCCTGAAGCGTCGATCACAGTTGAAGGCAGCACCAAAAAAGCAGTGAGCATCAAGCGCGGCGGCCATACGTTTGACGGCTATGACAAGCCGATCAGAACGCCAAACCATCCCAGCGGCAAAAGCCACGCTGTAGTGGTGAAGGCGGACGGCAAACCAAAGCTGATTCGGTTTGGAATGCAAGGCGCGAAGCCAAAGCCGCCACGTAAAGGTGAGTCAGCTGCTGATAAAGCAAAACGCGCATCATTCAAAGCGCGACATGCTAAAAACATCGCCAAAGGCAAAACTTCTGCAGCCTATTGGGCGAATAAAGTAAAGTGGTGAGGCAAATAAGCCTTACGGGTTTCACATGACCGACGAGATTACGTCTCAAGAGCAAGAACAACCAACAGCTGATGTTGAGGCGCTAAAAAAAAGCGTTGAAGCATTAGAGCGCAAGAATTATGAGCTGATTGGCAAGCTGAACAAAGCAAAAGCTGCTGATGTTGACGTTCAGGCCCTGATTGACTTCAAGGCAAAGGCTGAGCAAGACCAACTGGAAAGCAAAGGGCAATACGCCGAGGCCAAAGCTGCACTTGAGCAGCAGTTCAGGGAATCAGCTACTGAGAAAGACAAGCGGATCGCGGAGCTGACCGATCGAGTGCAAGAGCTTGAGTTGATGGCACCAGCCGTCAGCGCATTGTCTGATGTGGTGCATGACCCTCAACTGGTGCTTAACACCCAGTTGAAACGCGACCAAATACAGCGTGAGCCTGATGGCACTGTCGTGGTCGTTGATGGCTATGAACGCACCCCCGTTGGGGAATGGGCAAAGGCCAAAACACCGGCATGGATGCAAAAAACACCAAAGCCGCAGGGTAGCGGGGCTCCATCGTCGAGGGCTAGCGGTGAGATCACACCGGGCACAAAGAACCCGTTCAGCCGTGAAAGCTTCGACTTAACGGAGCAAGGAAGGCTATTCAAAACTGATCGTGATTTGTACGAGAGGTTGAAGAATGCTGCAAACCGCTAATATGTAGTGAAGGTGAAGCTACGCAGAGCCGCAAGGGTTACGCCCGAAAAATAAACAACCATTTTTAGGAGGTTAGTCATGGCGGTTCTGCGCTCTGACATCATCATTCCAGAGGTTTTTACCCCGTATTTGATCGAAGAATCAACGCGGCGTGATGCCTTTTTGCAAAGCGGTGTTGTTGCACCATTGGCCGCACTTAACGCGGCACAAGAAGGCGGCGATTTCGTTAATGTCCCGTTTTACAACGCGAATCTTCCAGGCGATTTTGAAGTTCTGTCTGACAGCTCTTCATTGACGCCAAGCAAGATCTCAGCGCAAAAGCAAGTTGGCGTCGTATTGCACCGTGGACGTGCATGGGAATCGCGTGACCTTGCTGCACTTGCCGCTGGTTCTGATCCTATGGCTGCCATTGGCCAGAAGGTTGCCAATTATGTCAACCATCAGCGCCAGAAAGATATGCTCGCATGTCTTAACGGTGTGTTTGGTCCGGTCAATAACAACAGCTCAGCATCTGCATTTTTTGATCTGACAATTGACGGCGAATCTGGTGATACTCCAACATCACTCAGCCCCCGTCAGGTTTCGCAGGCCCGTGCATTGCTCGGTGATCAAGGCGAAAAGCTGACAACGATCTGTATGCACTCGAAAGTTTATTACGAACTTGTTGAGCGTCGTGCTGTTGATTACGTCAAGGCGACAGATGTTGCCGGCGGTGATGCAACTGCATCCGGCGGGTCCATTGCAGCTGCTTACGGTGACGTGACAGTTCCCACCTATTTGGGAATGCGTGTGATCGTCTCTGACGATGTGAACACCGTTGGGTCTGGTGCGTCTACTGAATATGCGACCTACATGTTCAGTCAAGGCAGCGTCGCAAGTGGCGAGCAAGCTGGGATCTCGACTGAGGTTGACCGTGACATCTTGCAGAAGTCTGATGCGATGTCAATCGACCTTCACTACATCTACCACCCAGTAGGTGCAAAGTGGAATGTCACTGATTCCAACCCAAATCGCACCCAGCTAGCAACTGCTGCTAACTGGTCGAAAGTGTACGAAACCAAGAATATTGGAATCGTTCGCGCCACCGTCGTTTCTGCAATGGATTGATCAATCATGGCAAGCTTTTTTGAAACATCCGCCGGGTTAGCCATTGGCTACGTTTCCGGCGGGGCTGTGACCCAGCTCACAAGCAAGGCAACAGGCGTGACCGTGAACGCTCCATCAGGAGCAATCACGACTCATAACGCATCGTTAGCGGGCAACGCTGAGGCGACTTTTACCGTCACCAATAGCTCTGTCACTGCTAGTGACGTGGTTTTGGTTAGCGTCCAGTCTGGCGCAAGCACAGGGCTCTACCTAGCGTTTGTGTCCGCCACTGCTGCGGGAAGTTTCGATGTCACACTCTCAAACCTCGGGTCAACCGCTGGTGAGGTTGTGGTCATCAACTTTGCAGTGATGAAAGCCGCAGCCGCATAATCATGGGGCTCTACGCTTTTAGAAGGGCGAAGGAGCAGGAAGCAGCAGCAGCCACCGCCAAGGCTGCCGCTGCTCCGGCACCGGAGGAGACCAGCAAACAGGGATCGACTGATGGCAGTAGTAATCGTCGCAACACCAGGAGCCGCAAACGCAAACTCTTACCTGACGCTGACTGACGCTGATGCGTTGGTTGATGCAATGGTCTTGAGTTCTGATGCCTCAAAATGGGAGACAGGGAGCACTGATTCAAGGAACCGAGCGCTTGCAGCTGCTGCACAGCGGCTAGACCGTGAGCGGTTCCTAGGTGCTCGCGCAACCGATACGCAGGCGCTGCAATGGCCACGAACAGGGGTGCGAAAGCCTGACACCTACTCAAGCCGATACTCAACCGGCTTCCCGTTCACGATCACGGCTGACTATTACACTGACACCGAGATCCCAGACCAGATTAAGAGGGCTCAAATTGAGCTGGCGGGTTATCTGCACAACAACGAAGACGGCATCAGCTTGAGCGGTCTGGAGGATTACAAGAGCCTTTCGATCGGCAGCATCAGCATCACGCCGAACCTCACATCTGGCGCAATTGGGGCCGACCGCGTTCCGCCACTGTATGAACGCTATTTGACCGGCCTTAGAATTAGCGGACCAGGCAACATCGCAATCAGAAGGAGCTAAGACATGCCTTACAGCTACAACGCCGACGACATCACCGCCATCAGACAGGCTGATGGCAGCTACGCGAGCAGCGTTGTCCAAGGGCTGCAGATCCCGAAGCATGATTATGTTTCATTCAGTCCAGCTGCAGCGCCCAGCGATGGAACTCAAGACGTAGTTTTCAAGACGGGAGGCGCGTCAGGTACCACGGTGGCAACCTTGACGTTGACCTATTCAAGTGGAAACCTTTCCAGCGTTGCTAAAGTTTAGTTATGGGCTATAAGTTCAACCCGTTTACAGGCAATCTCGACGAAGTAGGAGCAGGCGCTGCCACTCCTGGTGGTGCGGACACGCAGGTTCAATTTAATGACGGCGGAGCCCTAGGTGGTGACGCCGGTCTTACCTACGACAAAACGACAGACAAGCTCACTGTCGGCGGTGACCTTGAACTAGAGAATGGCGGAACATTCACTACCACTGGCCCTATTGGCGTAGGCGGTGCTAACTATGGAGCAGCAGGTCAAGTACTTGTCTCCAATGGATCCAGTGCAGCCCCAACCTGGGAGCAAATTACTCCATCCGCAGTCTTTGGCTGGGACCACGACGATGATACTTATGGGCTTTATCTGCCAGGTACCAGCATCAAAGTCAGCGACCTTACGGGCGCGGTAGACATTGACGTTCAATCGCGAATGCGTCGTTGTGTCATTAACGATGCTGGGGTTGTTCAGTATTACCTAGACGCTGATGACAGCGACATGAAAGCAGGCGATTGGCTTCGCATTATAGAAACTGAAGCACTTGATACTGCTTATACTGGCACAATTAGTGAAAGCACAAATAGTTCACTTCGTGTCGGTGTACCGGCATGGGCTGCTGGTACGTTCACCGTGGGGCAGCGTGTTACGAATGGCGGGTACTTGTGGGAATGCCTTGCAGCCACTTCAACTGCTACACCTGCCGCTGGTGCAGTAGCAAGTGACCTTACAGGTACTGATGGCCAAGTGGTTGTTGAGGTGCCTGCATTCAGCGTGCGTTACGGCTTCTTAAATGGTGTTCACACCCGTGAAGTCAAATTGGGTTGTAACGATGGTCTTATTGCCCAAGGTTTCCGGCCACATCCTGCATTTATCAAGACAGACGGTACTTACAAAAGTGCGTTCTATTTTGGGGCTTATCACACCTATGACGATGCTGGCACTGGATCTAGCGTAAGCGGTCAAACAAATACCCGCAGCCAAACCCGCAACACCTTCCGCACCGAAGCCGCAGCTCGTGGCACTGGATGGCATGTATTGTCTTACTTAGAGCTGGCTGCTATTCAAACACTGCTTGTTTGCGAGTTTCAGGATTACAACTCACAAAAAGTGATTGGGAATGGCTCTGACGCTGGCACAACTTATGGAGTGACAAC